CTTTAGCATATATTTTTACCCGCTCTATAGCATGATTTAGTGTGTAGTTCTTTCGCTTTTTCCACGATAAATCATCTGCCAAATCGTAAATAGTCGTCCCTTGTCCATCTTCTGTTTTTCTCAATCCTCTTCCGATAGATTGTAGAACTCTTATTTGTGATTTTGTAGGTGAAGCAAACATTATATTGTGCAGGTTAATTATATTTATACCCGTACTAAAGGTTCCTACACTCGCTACGATAATTGCGTTCTTTTCTTTTTCAGTTATTTCACGTATTTTTTCGCGTTCTTCAGCATTCACTGCGCCCGATACGAAGAACACTTTACGTCCGGTGCCCTTCAATCTTTCGACAAACATATTATATAATGGCTTTCCGTGTTTCTGTACAAGGTTATATAATACTAATGAGTTACCTTGCTGATCGCATGTTAAGTTAACAATAAAACGATTACGTTTTTCATGGCTTACTATATAATCTATTTCGTCCTGGTATTTTAAAGATTTACACAACTTCTTTTCTTCATCAGGATATTTTAATACTAAACACTGCACCGTAAGTTGTGCTAACGTATCAGAATCAATTAATTCTTTAGTCGACGTTACTTTATAAACAGGACCAAAGTTACCTTCTAATGTTAACTGATTTACGACTGCACCATCTAATGTACCAGTAGTACCTATACGCATATAAGCTTCAGTTAATCGATTCATAATTGTAGTTAGTGATTTAGCTTTAAACGTATGTGCCTCATCACCAATCACAAATCCATATTGTTTAAACCAGTTTTGTGGTAACCTTATTGCACTTTGCCAGGTAGTTATAACAACTGATTGTTCAAAATCTAATTTTTCTTTTCCCGAATAAATCCTATGTACGTCTTCTTCTACGTCAAATGTATCATCGCAACTCGAATAATCCGCGAAGTCTTTATACATTTGTTCGACCAATGATGTAGTCGGTACAACTACTAATGCTCTAAAATCAACGTCGTTTTCTAAGAAGTATCTCATCAACATATAAATGATTAATGATTTACCTGAACCTGTAGGCGATATCAAAATGCATCTACTATTTTGTGCTGCATGTATAAAAGCATCTAACTGATAATCCCTTGGATTGATAGGTTTACCTTTTATAGTAATAGATAGTTTGTCTATAAAATCTTTTAACTCGTCTTTTTCTTCAATCGCTGGTTTTAGCGAACTATCTATTTCTAATTCATAACCACGTTCATAACAAAACTCTGCAACTCTTTTTAATAGACCATAAGGAATAGTTTGTGAACGTGAATCATACAAGCGTATTTTACCGTCCCACATTTTATTACGATATGCTGGCATAAACTTATAACCTTCAGCATAAAACGTAAAGTATTCTGACAACTCCATCAATATTCCCGAGTCATCACATCTAAGTAAAACCTTAGACTCATCCTTTTTAAAAGCTTTTATCATTACATACCAGAAGTAAACTTCTTAAAGTCTAAAATATTTTTCACGTGTGTATGACGCCAGCGAATGTTACCCATTATTTCTTCAAGGGTTTCAATTACTGTTTTATGATAATCGATTTGTGCTTTTATTTTCACAAGATCTTCATCAGTATCGTAATACATTTCCATATCGCTTTTTAATGGTTTAGTCATACCATTAAACGGATCATATTTCCATTTACGGTTGTCCATATCTTGTTGCGACATTTTACCATTATAATAAAGCCACTTATCTTTTTTCATAGAATCTAATTCCATTTCTTTCTTCTTTAGTTGAAGCTTAGCCATAGAATATAGTTCAAGATATTTGGCGTGTAATTTAGAAGACTTTAAAGTTTCTTCATCAAGACAGACATCATCAATAACGACGTCTTTTTTCCACATAATTAAAATTTCATCAAGTGTCATAATATAGTTATTTATTCTTATTTAATTATCTTAAATTCATTGTATCTAAAAGTCACATCAGCTTGCAAATATTCAACAGAGGTTGCCTGCGAGTTAAACTCTACACCGCTTAATGATGTAGGAAAGGCATCTTTAAATTGAAATTGTTTATTAATATTATTGTGACTAGTCATGACAGATAAAATCATATCATGTCTTTCAAAATTAGTTTCTTTATTTGCTTTCATCCAATTAAACATTTCTGTGTAATTATTCATGTCTTCATCAATAGCAAATCTCAATGATAACGTTTCGAAAGTAATTGCTTCACCTGGTGTATATCCAATATTATTACGGAAATTAGTTTGAACTTCACCAGAACTAATTGATGGTATACCAAATGCTGTTATAAAAAATTCTGTATTAGCAAACTTTTCTCGATTAATCGTTAGTTTAAATCCAGTCGGAGAAAGAAAGTTAATATTGCTTGTTAAATTTGTTCCACTCATATATCTATTTATAATGAAAAAAAGAGGAGCTCCGAAGAACTCCTCTTAATTTAAAGGTTAGTTAAGAACTAATCTTATTAGGATTGACCTCCAACGTTCAAGTTAGTAACAGTGAAGCTACGGAAGAAGTCGTTGCTGTCAGCAGCACCGATTCCGTCAACTGTTCCAGTTAGAGGATTAGCTACAAGACCGTAACGAGTCTTGAATGCAATCTTCGGCTGGAAGCTGTTTTCACCAACTGCACGCACCATTGTTAAAGGTACATACGGTGCATAGAACATACCAGCATCGTATGGGTTTGTTCCTTTATATCCAACAGTAGCATAGTCGTTAGATGCATAAGGGTCAACATACACTTTAAGGCGTCCGTTAAGAGTACCAGCGAATGTGTTACCAAGTGCGTCTACTGTAAGCTCACCTTCACCACCGAAAGTAAGTTTACCAGCTGCTGCTAATGCAGATGCTACGTCTGAAGAACAGATAACGAAGTTACCTTTTCCACGGCGTGTGTTAGTTGCAATTGCGTTAGCTTCTTGCTCAATCTTGTAGATTAGAGACTGGAACTTCTCAACTGCCCAGCGGCCGTCAGCATCAGATACTAAGTCGAAGTTACCGGAATTTTTACCAGTTACTACGATTGAACGGATAACCTCACGGTTGATTTCACCAAGGATTTCACCAGACAAGATGTTAGCCAATTCTGATTCAGCGTCAAGGCCGTGAACAGCTTTAAGATCTTGTGCAAGCTCCATTGAGTATTCAGCTTTTAACTGACGAGTATTCGCAGTTACAGTTGATTTCTCGATAGTGAAGCCCATTTCAGCGATTCCTGTATCACCATTAGCTTCTTCAGCTGTCTTAGTAGTAATACCAGCACCAGTTGAGATACTTGTTTCAGGTGAGTCGAATAGACCACCAGATTGTGCACCTGAACCTGAGAAGTCAGTATCAGGCTCGTTTAAGAAAGCCTCAGTACCGACATTTGTACCTGCAGGTGAGTTAGGAGCTGTTCCATTAGCACGTAAACGTGGTTTCATTGCAAAGATAAGACCTGTAGGTCCGCTCATTGGCTGAACACCAGCAACGTCATATGCGATAAGATTAGGCATAGCACGACGAACAAGTGAGATAAGAACTGGATCGAAAGTATCGATCGAGCTTGTACCTACTTGCGCATCTTCTGTCAAAGAAAAGCTAGATGCAGCTTTCTCTTGGCGAATAGCATGTTCTGTATTCTCCAAAAGCTTAGCAGTAACAGCTTTTCTGTAGCTATCTTTGATAGCTGGAGCATCAGCATGTTCTAATACTGGTGCCCACTTTTTTAGTTCATTTTCTGCGTTTAACATTTTTAAATATTCCTTTGTTGTTAGAATGTTATAGTTTAGGTTTTATTTGAAACGTGAAAGATGAGATACATACTTAGCCATATCCTTAGGAAGTTTGGCTAGTGGATCGACTTCACCTTCTACGATTGTTTGTGTTTCTGTTGCGGTATCCTCAGTAGATTCTGATAATACTTCTTCTGTTTCAGTTGATTCGTTTGAGAAGAATCCTTCTTTGATAGTTGCTACTTTAGCTGCAAAAGTTTCAGCATCAACAAACTCTGTTTCTTCAACAAGTGAAGCAAGTTTGCTTGCTTGTGTAGATGCTAAATCAGCAGTTGCTTCGCCGATAACTTTTTCACGTTGTAAAAGTTCAACCTGCTCTGCAAGTTGTGTTCTTTCTGCTTCAACGCTAGCAAGAGATTCTTTAATTTCAGTAACCTGTTCTGAAAGCTCATCTACAAGATCAACTTTAGAGTCAGGAACTTCAATATAGTGTTCAGTGAATACACCTTGTAGTGCACTCATGAAGTTTTCTGTAATCTCTGTGCGTAGTTTGTTATCAACAAACTCCTGATTTTCTTCAATCCAAGACTCAACTACAAATCCTAAATAGTCGTCGATTTTTTCAACAAGTGACTCACGTACGTAAGAAACTTCTTCTTGTAAATCTTCAGCATATTGAGATTCAAGTTCTTCTTGAATTGATTGTACTTTATTTGCTACAGCAGCTTCAAATAAGATTGAAGCTTTTGTTTTGAAGTCTTCTGTTAGTTCTTGATCAGCATCTGCTAACACTTTAAGGTCATCAGCAAATAAATCTGCTTCTGTTTCTTCCTTAACGCTTTCACAATGTGATGCTTGAATCATTTTATAAGAAGCCATAAGGTCGTCTTTCTTCATAGCCTTAAGTTGACCATACATTGCATTAATGATGTCAGCTTTAGTTTTTGGAACTTCGACTTCGCCTTCTTCGTCTTCCGACATGTTAACAGCTTGATAAGCTGAAACTAATTCAGACTTTTTCATACCTTTTAAAGCATCAAAACTAGCAGCTAGATAACCAGCTTTAGTTTGTACTTCAGGTAGTTCTTCTGCATCTTCATCAGACTCTTCTTCTTCCTCGACTTCGTCTTCCTCTTCATCAGAATGTTCGCCTTCTTCAACTTCTTCTTCGTCCTCATCTTCATGAGCACCTTCTGAAACTGCTTCTTCGACTTCTTCTTCTTCAGATTCTTCTTCGTCTTCATGAGCGGCTTCGGAAACTTCTTCCTCTACCTCTTCTTCGGATTCTTCTTCGTCTTCTTCAGATACTTTTTTAGCTTCTTCTAATTCTTCTTCATCTTCGTCTTCTTCAACTTCAGCTTCATCATCAGACTCTTCGTCTTCATGTTCCGCTTCGTTTTTCTTCTTAGCTTCGCCAAGAAGTACGTCCAAGACTGCATTAGATAAAGGTTGCTCTTGTTCAGTGACTTCAGTCTCCTCGGAAACTTCAACCTCTGATTCAATAAGCTCTTTTTCTTCTACGTCTTCGATGATTTGTTCGATTTCGTTTGACATATAATTAAGTTTCCTTATATTTTTTGAATTAGAGTTTGGAGAGGAAATCACTAAAGATTCTTTCCTGTGCTTCGCTTATGCGGCCCATAGGAACCTTTTTAATTTCAGTCTCATATTCTTCAATTTGTTGAGGTTTAAGAACACCATTATCCCAAATCCAATCAACACCTTCCATGATGCCTTCTACGAAAGCAGATGGTGCGCTTGGATCTTGAACAATATCAACAGTAGCAAGAACGAAATCGTCCTTAACATATGTTTTGCCTTCTTTTTGTTCAACAGTACCCATACCACGACTCGAAACGCCTAACTTGCACCCGCCTTCGACGAGTCCTTTCACGATTTTACCCATAGGTGTATC